ACCGTAGGGCCACAATCCGGAATGGTAGGCACGGTGGCTCAGGCCGTCCCCATCCTTTTTTTGGTAATGGCTGTCCTATTGCATTGTAACATTTTCGCACCAACCGGGGCCATCCTTTTGACCCAGATTTGATTTCACCCCGTGCTCACACACCGTCGCTCAAACCAGGGGCCAGGGTAGATCCACCGTAACGCGGGTTGCTGACGCAATTTACGAGCGGACGCATCTTACCAAAAGAAATTGCCAAACCCTATTGACGGCACACCAATCTTGTGCTATAATGAGATATAACAAGGAGAACATATGACCACAAAAACTAAGAAGAAAGCAATATACAACACATCAGGCACCAAGTTCAGCCACTGCGTCCGGGTTCCCAAGGATCCCAATCTGGATGCCACTTACTCATTCAAGTTCCCGGTATTGACCCACAAGGGTGCGGAGATGAAATGGGGAACAAAAGTCAGACCCATCAAGAGCCTTACAACATACTTGCAAGGTTGCAGTCTAAAGAGATACCAGGACTATATGGTGCAATATGATGTCTTGACCAAGCATTACGAATATTACTTTAAAGAGGGCAAGTATGCGACACTATTCGCTATGACTTGTTCAACGATGCTACAAAAGACTGCCGGCAAGGGATATCCATTCAAGATAGAATGTCCCAACTGTCAGCATCAATTCAGACATCCAACTTGGACGGTGTAATATGAAGATTGCACGAGAAAAAATATTTGAGGTTATCCGGGGAGGACAAGATGCGTATATCCAATCGTTGCCTTATATGGGCAAAAGCATAGAACAAGTCAAACGATTGCTACCATCAGCATACGACGTTGAACCACAATGGGATCATACCCAAAAAAAAATAGACAAAAACTACAAACCACCTGAGGAATATCCTGACGACAGTCAGTATGCGGTATTCCCAAAAAATGATCCAGAGCACATAATAATACATCTTTATGTCAATAACAACGTGGTAGATGACACGCTCGAGGTCTATAGATGAAAACTGAAAGGGTTTTTGAAGTAATAAAGGATCCCCAATTGTTCAACAAAGAGCAAAGCAACGAATCCATCAGGAAAGACTGCATAGACATAGACACCATAGTTGAACGTATGGAACGGTCATCCCGGGTGTTTGAACCAGAGATAGCAACACAGATATTTGAGCACCTGTCAGAGATCAAGGAGAGGCTGTTGGTAATATGTGATGAACTTGACAAGCAACAAAATGAAAAAAAATAAAATTAAAGAATTGACACATAGTATCCATTGTGTTAATATAGAGTAGATATGTTTTTCGTTCATATCATATCTATAATGAGCAGGCCAGTCCTCCTTTCTATGGTGGTCATATTAACGGTGACTGCCTGCTCATCCTATCCACAGAGATGCGAGAATGTGCATCCATTCACTCCCAGAGAACACTGGTGTGATCCAAATCACGGCACCAATCAGCAATAAGTTATAAATACATTTGAAGTCAGCCGATCCTAACGTGCTCCATATGATTAAGACAGGCTGGCTTCGCTACCACAAGGAGAAACACAATGTTCAAAAAAATATGGGAATTCATAACTTGGCCATATCACAGAGTAGCCGACGAGATCAAGTTCAGGAAAAAAATTCGTGATCTTAAAAAGAAAGATCCTTTCATCTACAAATGAAACAGAATTACAAACCACACAGACCACACCTTTGGAAATCAGGTCCCGACAAGGAACTGAGGGCAAGGAGATTGGCATTCTTGAGATCAAGATGCCAGGCAAGATTCCGTGGAGAGGAATGGTCATTGACATTAGACGACTGGTATGAACTGTGGCCCCTGGAACTGTGGAGGAAACGTGGTAAAAGGAGCGAAGACTACATCATTACCTTTATTGAAATTGGTAAAGGTTGGCATCGTGCCAACGTTGAGGTGCGACAGAGACGTGGTAATATGAGGAGACACTATTACCATCGTAGAGGTCAGACAAGGACGATTGACACAATGCCCAATATAACGTATAATAAAGAATAGAAAAATAGAAAAATATTTTTTACAAAAGGAATCATATGGAACATAAAGATATAGCAAACACAACATTATTAGAATCAATCACGACAAGGATAGCACAACAAAATCCACACAATCCAAGGAAAGCATATGGACATAGGATCGCTGAACTTAGATTTAAAACAGTCAAAGACGACAAGGAGTTTGATGAATACACTTACGTGGATCCAACAAACAACAACCAAAACAAGTGGCAAGAAGTTATAGAACAATTCGTAAAACATAGACCCTGCAACATTTTATTGGAGTTTCCTAATGGTTACACATACAAGAATGCCAAAACAGGTTTGATTGATGCGGATGTTGAAGATTCACCAATAAACATTTTGGACATCGTTGATCCAGACACTGACAAAAGCAAATTGCGTAAGAGAACCAATCCACAGGATCTTTTCACCATTGGCTAAGATAATAAAATTCCCACCACCACCAAGACCTCCAAAGCCTGTAAAGGAATTGGATGATTTTGAATTGATAACTGACATCTATTACGGTGTGTATGGCTTTGAACACTTTGAAGAACATAGACGTATCAGATTAAGAGACGAATATTGGGAGTTATACGACAGATTCTTAAAATCAAAGTAAATACTACTATTATTCAGGAGAAGGAATGCCAAAAAGAGCAACGCTTACCACAAGAAGTTTATCTTCACCAACAACAGCAAGTGATCAATTACCCAAAAATTCGGGTTTGATAGGAAGCGAGATAGATTCTAATTTTTTAGAACTGCGTGATCAGTCGATCGGAATTGTCGCAGACGATAGTTCAACGATAGATATCAAAGCAGGTGATACCCTTTACATACAAGGTGGGACAAACTGCACAACATCAACTAATTCAGATGGTTCAGTCACAATCAACACCACAGCAGACCAAGATGTTTTCAAAACCATATCCGTTGCAGGACAGAGTGATGTAGTAGCGGACGGAACGTCAGATGGTCTAACATTAGTGGCAGGTTCAAATATGACTATAACCACGAATGCTGGATCAGACACTATAACATTTGCTTCAACAGGTGGTAGTGCGAGCACAGGAGATTTAACGATATCAGGAACCACCATATCAAGTGATTCATCAGGTATGAATTTAACCGCTCCGGGAGGTGCTATGCATCTTAACGCGAATGTGATATCACTTAATTGTGAATTACACGTTGGTGTGGGAGGTGATTCCACTGGAGGTTTCATAATCAATGACAACAGAATATCAACGGCAAGAACTAATGAACCAATCCATTTAACACCAGCCGGTTCAGGAGCAGTTGAGATTTGTAATGCCTACAACTTACCGATAGCAGATGGCACTAATGGACAGGTCATAGTTACCAACGGTTCAGGTGTATTATCCTTTGCTTCTGTTGGGACAATAAATATTGATGGGGGAACAGCCGTATCCACATACGGAGCAATAACGGCCATAGACGGAGGAACAGCATAGTGCCAACACAAATACAATTTAGAAGAGACACAGCATCAGATTGGTCATCAGCCAATCCAACTTTAGCGGCAGGAGAATTTGGATATGAATCAGACACTACCAAGTTCAAGGTAGGTGATGGTTCAACAGCCTGGAATAGTTTAGCATACAACACAAGTGCTGGTGGCACGACGATCAATAATGCAACAGCAAATGAATTAGTCACAGTGGCATCAACCACAACGCAGTTAGACGCAGAATCCAATTTAACATTTGATGGATCAACATTGGCAGTCACAGGTGCGATGACGGCAACAACTTCAATAGCCAATGATGCAATATCAATAGATGATAATGTTATAAAAGGCACAAGAAGTAATGATGATCTATTTTTAGAAGTAAGTGGCACAGGTTCTATAGGTATCAAAGACAGAATAACGGATTTTTCAAGCAACGCAAGATGGAACCACGGAGTCAATATTGTCCACGATGGTGGCACGATTGATCCTAATGCTATGAATTCAAGCAGTTTAAGAAGATATGGAAATAATAGGATAACAAAATACACATTTAATGGAACCAATTCAGCACAGAGTAATTCAAGATTTAGACAGGGTGATATAATGCACATTGATGCTAATGGATCAAGTCTAACAAGCACAGGTATCTATAGAGGACCAGTAGCAAATTATAATGTTGTAGAAATAGATAACACAAGCACCACTGATGTTACGATAGGAAATGCAAATGGAATTTTTGCTGAACCTTATATCTATTCTGACACTTCAAATGCTGGTAACATAACTTTAGAAGCACTGAATACCTATGTATCAGTGCCTTTCATACAGTCAGCAGATTCTAATCATACCGTCCAGGTATCAGATCTTAAACATTTCAGATCACAGCCAGCAGATACCACTGGAGCCGGCACAGAAACAGTGACGACAGAATATGGTTTCTTTATGGATTCAGGTAGTGTTGCTACGAACAAGTATTTGATCTATACGAATGATGATTCATATCAATCAAGAGTAGGAACTTTAGAAAATTACAGAGAAGAAGTAAAAAGTTTATCAAGTTCATCAACCATAACGGTAGATTGTAATCAGTGTCCAGTGTTTAATGTTACATTGGCAACCAACACGCAATTTGTAATTTCTAATTTAGCGACTGGTCAAAGTGTTACATTGATCATAACGCAGGATGGCACAGGTTCAAGGACAGCAAGTTTTGGAACAGATGGTTCAACTGCTGTCAAGTTCGCAGGTGGCACACCAACACTATCAACGGCGGCAAGTGCCATAGACATCGTAACAATTTTTAACAACGGATCAAGTTTCTTTGGAAATATTGCTAAAGCATATGCTTAACACAAGATTCGTTAAATATAACATAAACAAGGAGAATTGCTAATGGCAACCTGGCCAAGTTCAACTAAAGCATCGACGGCAAACTGTGATTCTGGATCAGACTCACCAAGATTATTTCGTGCAGATGCAAAACAAAACATAGACAATCAAAATGCTATTATTGATATGTTCAACATATCATCACCGTCTAACAATCAGATTTTAAAATATAATAGCAGTAACGCAAGATTTGAATTAGCGGCAGATTCAGCCGCAGGTGGTATAACATTTGTAGGTGACGATAGTTCAGGGACTTTGGTCAATATAGATGAAACTTTCAAAGTTGCTGGTGCCGGAACGGTGACGACGGCAGTAAGTGGTGATGTTTTAACAATCACAGGGGCCACACCGGCAGTGACAGCATTGAATAATGCTACTGCAAATGAAATTGTTACCGTGGGTTCAACAACAACAGAATTAGATGCTGAATCAGGATTAACATTTGATGGTTCAACATTGGCAGTGACAGGAGCCATTACGGCAACTACAAACGTAACTGCAACAGGATCTATATCCAACGACGCTGTGAGTATCACAGATAACGTTATACAATCTTCAAGATCAAATGATGATCTTATGATATCAGCAAATGGAACAGGTAGGGTTCAGTTAGTAGGTGGAGGTGGTAACTTCGCAGAAAATTATAATAGTAATTCAAGATATTCTGATGGAAACATAATTTACAAAGAAGACCTATCATTGACGATAGGTGATGGCAACAGGCATTATAAAAATGCTATGATTTCTTATTACAAATTAGCATCAGGTCAATCATCATCCAATTCAAATGATAGATTTAGACAGGCAATTTATACATCTATAGATCTAAACGGTTCAAGTTCAACATCAACATCTGCCACATTCAGAAGCAGAGGTCCAATGGGGGCAGACATCAATACAACCGTTGAGAACAATGGTTCAGGTGCTTCAACATTGGGAACGGTATCAGCAAATATGAGTGGTGTGCTGGTTTATGGTAACAATCAAAATATCACGATCACAGATGCTACTGGTGTTGCTTCATATTTAGAAAATTCAGAAGATGGATCAGGCACGGTAGCAGTAGATAACTTCATAGGTTTTTATTCAATGGGTGATATAGGAACTGATGCTACGGTAACAGGCAATATGTATCATTTCTACACAAACAATAATTCACAGAATCCAGCCGGATCAACTTATAGTTTCTATCAAGAAGATCTTACAGACCTATTAAGAATAGGAAAGTTAGAAGCATACAGTGAAAAAATAAATTCATTAACATCAAGTTCAACGATTACCGTTGATACAACATTGGCACCATTCCATACAGTGACATTGGCTACGAATACTCAATTTGTTATCAGTGGTCTAATCGCTGGTCAGACGGTGACTATAAAAATCAAACAAGATGGCACTGGTAGCAGAACTGCAAGTTTTGGGACTGGTGATTCAACCGCTGTCAAGTTTGCCGGTGGTGCTCCAACTTTATCAACAGGGGCAAATGCCATTGATGTTGTTACGGTGTTCTATGATGGAACAGATTATATAGGTAACATAGCAAAAGCATTCGCATAAGGAGGAGATAGATGCCATTAGGATTTGCTAAATCAATTTTAACCACAGCAGGAGCGGCCGGAGGAAGTGCCGCGAGAGCGTTCAATGACGGACAGGCTGTTAATGCGGCTAACAAGGCCACATACAACATACCGGTAAATGGTGGGTTTGCTAACAATCATAGATTCAGTTTTGTTGCGTGGGTCAGGATCAATGGCACCAGTCAATTAGATAGTCCAGGTGTAAGGGCAATGAGATTCATCAATGGTGGTGATAGTGGTGGTGGTTCGTGGTCTATATTCGGTAATAGTTTTAACATTAACTTCTTTAATGGGAGTCAAAACCCTGCTCCAACAACAAGTGGTTGTGGCAATACAAAATATAACACGACCAATTTTGCAAGTAATTTTTTAGATGGTAGTTGGCATTGTGTTATGTTCGCAATGGATCCAACAGATAACACCAATAGACCTTTGTATATAGATGGTGAAGATGTTCAACCAGCAATTATAAATTCAGGCAGTAATTTTACATCAGATGGTGATATGGATGGCATACAAAATATTAATTTAGGATATCAAGGATCGAGTGGAACCGCAACAGGTTATAATGCGGCCTGGGAGAGAGGTGCCGAGTTCGATTTTGGACCAATATGGTTCTATGATACTCACATAGATTTCTCCAGTTCAAGTGTTAGGGCAAAATATTATAATTCAGCATTGACTGATGGTTATGTTGATGGAGGCACAGATGGCACAGCAGGTGGAGCCGATCAACCAGAATTATACCTTTATCATTCGGCAACGACATTGGTGAATGGTGGTAGCCTGTCATCAGTAACACCAAGCAAGGTCACTAAAGGTTCTGGTGATGTTGTGGTTATACCAACAACAGAAGGACCAGGATCAGGAGATAGTTACTAATGTGGAGAATATACTGGCAAGACGACAGCAAGTGGTATGAATTTGACAGCCAAGCGGCAATGGTCACGTGGGCAAAAGACAAAGCACCAACAGGTGATCCATTAAATCATAGTTTTTCAATTGAAGAACAGATAGATGGCAGTTGGACGACTCCATCAGTAGGGACAAGTTTCAATGGATAAATGGTGTGTGTTTGAAAAAGGTTTGACAACCTTTGACGAAGAAGAAACTAATTTTGTAGAAAAAAACGACTTATTCGAGCAGATAAAAAACTCCCATATGGAAGAAAGAGATGCTGTTCCTTTTAGTCTTAAGGCATTTGCTCAAAAGATAGCACAAATGGGAAGTTAAAGGCTTGATACATAGGCTTCATATAAATACTAACGTAATATTACAAACAAAGGAGAAACAATAATGAGTGCGGCTTCAAATTATTTAGAAGACAAATTATTAGATCACGTTCTTAATTTTGGGAACGGTTCTTTGACAGTTGGTTCAGGTAGAGGTTATACTCCACCAGCAACCGTTTATGTGGCATTATTCGCAGATTCAGGATCAGGTGTAGCGGCAACACTGGAGTCAAACACTTCAGGAACAGACGCAACATCAAAATTCGGATACTACGAAATTAATAATGGTTCATATGCAAGACAAACAATCACATTTGCAAACGCAGGTGCTTCAACTACAGGAACGATAAGTTCAAATCAGACGGTATCATTCCCAGTAGCGACAGCAAACTATCAGACAGCAGGTTCAACTGGACAAGTTGTAACTCACCTGGCATTGATGGATGCGTCAACAAGTGGTAACGTTTTGTTTTACGGTGCATTAACAACTTCAAAAACGGTTTCATCAGGAGACCAATTTACAATCAGTTCTGGCAATTTATCGATTAGTCTTGCTTAATATTAGGGAGGTGTCTAATGACTACGACCCGAATAATAAGACGAGAGGTAAGTGATACATCAGATCCAGATGTAGGTTTTACATCATTCTCTACATCAGGTGGTGGCACGGCCTTTGGCGGAGGAGTCGGCACGGGAGCCAGTGCGACAAGGACGATAGGTCTTTCAAACAGCAATCATAATTCACAAGGATTCAAAGTTCATTGGGAAGTTGATTTAAAAACCACAGACGATTTATATAACATACCACCAGAACGGTGTATTGTCAATTTTTTATGTAGGCCCAACATAACCGTATCATCAACAGGTGGTGGTTTAGGTGTTATATTCGATATAGATTATACTGGAGGTGATGCTTTCGGAATATCAATTATAGATTGGCCATTTTTAAGTCGTCCAAGTATTGGCCTTGATACTTTAACACAGACTGGAAGTGCTGTGACTACGGTGACAGCCAACCAAGATGACATTGTTGCTGACGAATGTAATCTTAGTATTCAAATAAACACATCCAATAACAATAGTAATGGTCTTCATAGTATATCTTTACAATTATCCAATATGGTCTTGGAGGCCAATACAGGTCCAGCAGGCAGTCTTAACAGGAAATGGGAAGCAGACAACCACGTAATAGATGGTTTAAATGGTGATTCAATTGATCCAATTAATGTAGCGGCAACTATGTCCGCAACGGCTCTGGTCACAAAGTTTGGAGAGTCAAGTCCGTCAAGTAGTTTTGGAATTGTTGAAGATTCTGTCAATTTAAAATTAGCAACTGCTACACCTTCAACGGTATCCACATTAGCAGTTACACCAAAGTATATTTCAGATGTAACAAAAAGTTTATCTGTTGTATCTGATATAATATCATCTACGAATAACCTGGTATTATTGCCAGTTGAAAGTTATTCGACATCAACAAGTATAACAATCATACCAAGGTTACAAATAGACATACAAGGTGAATCATCATTATCAAATACAACTTCTTCAAGTCCGCAAGGTAATGCCATATATGATATAGGTGGTGACTATACCTGGGATACCGTCAATGCCATAGCATTGGCAAATGACAATACCTGGGAAGACTTTGATCAGGTAGCCTGGGAAAGTTGGCCAGATAATACCTGGGGAAGTGTTTTAGAAAGTTGGGATGAATGGGATCTTAATGTATGGGCAAGAAGTTATAACCTTGTCAATACAGCAACAATAGATCTTACAGATGTCCAATTTAAACCTTCTGGTGCGAGTGATTTAAGTTCAGCATTTAGTTTAGTTGATAATTCAGCATTCGAGCAGAGAGGTGAGGCAGACTTAACGGTTACGGTCACAGGTGATCTACAAGCGGCAGGTGTGTTACAAGGTTTTTGTAATATATCATCAGCATTTAGTCCAACATTATCAGATACTATAATATTCGATCAACCATCCGCGGTAACAATAACAGGTGCTTTTACTCCTGTATTAACAGCCAACGCAACATTCAGTGGAGAGACTGCGTTAAGTTCAGCATTTGGTTTTGCTATAACTCCGACGCATAGAAGAGGACCATACCAATTAACTTTTACATCGGCATTTACACAACCAGATACGATACCATCAAGAAGATTAGGGCCGTATCAGTTAGTGTTACCAGCATTGGCAAGCAAATTGGTCACTGGAAAATTATATTATCAAGCAGATCCACACAACATCGCAAAAGTTTTAAAAGAGACAAGAATAGTAACTATTGGCGCAGATACACGCATAACTGCGATTGATCAAGAAAATAGAGTAAATAAAGTTGTTGCAGAAACAAGGACACATATGGTATCACAAGAAACAAGGAGACACAAATTGAGAATACCTCCAATTAAAGACAGATTTGTTACACCAAAAATAAGGGCAGAAGTATAATGGCGAACTTGACAGGATTTAGAAGTGATCGAGATGGACTCTTCGCTACGAAGGACCCAGCATCAAATATTCAATACGGTTTAGATTTTACAGATTACTTGGCCGCGGGAGATACTATAACATCAGCAACTGTGGCAATCAGCACAGTGACTGGTGATGCCGCTCCATTACAATTACCGACAAGTGCAATAGCAGATGTTAATATCACAGGAGGCAATTTAGTAAATGTAAGGGTATCAGGTGGTAGTGTGCAAAATGTTTATACAATCAAAATTACGATAGTCACACAACAAGGTGACACAGACGCAAGAAGTTTCAGAGTAATTATAAGGGAGAAGACTTTATAATGGCTAAGGCAAGAACATACAAATTAGACAAGGATATGATAGAGCGACTTGCTTCTATAATGTGTTCCTATGAAGAGATTGCTATGGTTCTTAACACCAGCGTTGATAATCTAAAGAAACGTTACACAGACATTATCGAGAGAGGCAGAGCAGAAGGAAAGATGGGTATAAGACGTGCTCAGTATTCTAAGGCTACCAAAGACAAAGACGTTAGAATGTTGATATTCTTAGGTAAGCAGTATCTTGGACAACAAGATTCACCAAGCGAGACTGAGAACAATGATCCTTTACCTTGGCCTGAAGATGCCTAATGAAATTATCTGCACCGCAGAAAAGAGTTGCTGAACATCCAGCACGATTCAAAGTTTTAGTTACAGGAAGAAGATTTGGCAAGACCACACTTGCTATCAGACAACTTTGTTATTTCGCAAGGAATCCTGAGAAACTGTGTTGGTATGTGGCACCATCATACAGACAAGCAAAACAAACGGTATGGTTGCAAATCAAAAAAGTATTGAATGATCTGAACTGGATCAGAAAAATCAACGAAGCAGAACTTACAATATTCCTACGTAATGGTTCAAGGATATGTTTGCGAGGTGCGGACAATCCCCAGTCACTGCGTGGAGTTGGACTTGATTATTTGGTAATTGACGAAGCGGCTGACATAGACGAGTATGCTTGGCACGAAGTTCTACGTCCAACATTATCAGACACGGGTGGACACGTTTTCTTCACAGGAACACCACGTGGGTTGAATTGGTTCCACGACCTATATCAACAGGGACAAAAGACCACTGATGAGAATTGGCAGAGTTGGCAATTCACTACCATAGATGGTGGATGGGTTCCAGATGCTGAGATAGAACAAGCAAAGAAAGATTTAGATGCTAAAACATTTAGGCAAGAATACGAAGCAACATTTGAGACATATTCAGGAATCATATATTATGGCTTTGACATCAAGCACAATGTTAAAAACGTTGAAATACCAGAGGACATCACAGCACTACACATAGGCATAGACTTCAACTTGAATCCTATGAGTGCGTCAGTGTCTTACATCAGGAATGATATCGTTTATGTGTTTGATGAAATACAGATATGGAGTTCAAACACAGATGAACTGGCTGAAGAGATCCACAGAAGGTATCCTGGTAAAAAAATATTTGCATATCCTGATCCTGCCGCAAGGCAAAGACGAACCAGTTCAGCAAGAAGGACGGATGCTTCTATACTTCAGAACGCAGGCTTCATTGTTAAGATGCCAAGCAGACATATGAGTATCAGAGACAGGATCAATTGTGTCAATAGTAAGTTGTGTAATGCCTTGGGCATTAGAGGGGTTATAATAGACCCTAAAGCAAAGAACTCAATAAATAGTTTAATAAGACACACATACAAAGCAGGAACAAACTTGCCGACAAAGGATGAAGGATGGGATCATTTAAACGACAGTTTAGGATATTTGATAAGTTTTCTTTATCCAATAGTCAAGAACAGAGAACAAGTAGAACCACAAAGATTCAATTTTCAAACAGGAGTGATGAATGGCAGATTATAGTTTAACCAACACAATGACAAATTACGGGACTCCAAACTTTGATGGTATTCCTTTACACGACGAGTATGTGAATTACATCAACAGATGGAACTTCTTAGAAAGATCATACAGCGGTGGTGCCCATTACAGAATGGGAAATTATCTAACCAAGTATGTGATGGAGAACTCATCTGAGTATGTTGGCAGAATAGCACAGACACCTTTAGATAATCATTGTAAATCAATAATTCACATTTATAACAGTTTCCTGTTTAGAAATGATCCTAAAAGAATGTTTGGCAATATGGAAGGTATGCCTGAGGTAGAAGCATTCCTTAAAGATGCTGACCTTGAAGGCAGAGATTTCAATCAGTTTATGAGAGATGTCAATATCCAGTCAAGCATCTACGGACATTCATTAATTTTAGTAGATAAGCCTAACACACAAGCAGGCACAAGAGCCGAAGAATTACAACAAGGTCTAAGACCTTACGTTTCAATTTACACTCCACCAAACATATTAGACTGGGAGTTTGAAAGACTACCTAATGGATTATACGAATTAAGTTTTGTTAGATTGTTTGAACAAGAACAGAGAGCATACCAACAGACAACAAAATACTATCTTAGAACATTCACAAAAGATAGAGTGTATGTAGAAGAATACAATCCTGACAAAAAAGAAAAATTAAGATTAATGGAAGATATGCCTAATCCTTTGGGCAAAGTTCCAGCGGTATTCGTGTATGCTGGCAGATCACCAACAAGAGGTATTGGTGTGTCAGACATAAACGACATAGCGGATATGCAGAATGCAATTTACAATGAACTGTCTGAGATAGAGCAAACGATCAGAATATCAGGACATCCTACACTTGTAAAAACTATTGACACAGAAGCAGGTGCTGGAGCAGGTTCAATCATAACAATGCCTAATGAACTTGATCCTGGACTTAGACCACAACTCCTACAACCAAGTGGTCAATCAATTGATATGATTCTTTCATCTATTGAAAACAAAGTTAAAGCAATTGACAGAATGGGACACTTAGGATCTGTTAGAGCGATAGAACAAAGATCAATGAGTGGTATTGCTTTACAAACTGAGATGCTTCAATTAGATACAAAATTAATTGACAAGGCAAAGAACTTACAACTTGCTGAAGAACACATCTTTAGATTGTTTGGTCAATTCCAAAACATCAATTGGGATGGAGAAGTGAAATATCCAACTATATTCAACATCAGAGACAGAAGTTATGAAATGGATATATTGAAGAAAGCGGCAGACACAAAACCAGAGGATCCTGCCATCAAACAAATTATTGATGAGAAGATTGTTGATATAGTAGAGACTGACGACGATGCCAGACAAGAACTTATTGACAAATTAAATCAACCAGCACCACAAACAGGAATGACACATCCACCAATGACTTCACCAGATGCAATGATCAAACATATGAGAGAAATGGTTTCACAAGGTTATACGGATGAACAGATTATGGAGTTACATCCAGAAATAAAAACATTTTTTAATGGAGGTGCCAATGGCGACGTATCAGGGACGGAAAGTAACACTCAATAAACCATTCAGAACACCAAGCGGATCAAAGAAAAGTGCCGTGTATGTTCGTAATCAAAAATCAGGTAAAGTCAATATAGTAAGATTTGGTCAGCAAGGTATGACCATCAAGAAGAATATACCAGCAAGGAAAAAATCCTTTATGGCAAGATTCAAACCAATCCTAAAAGCAGTCCGAGGTCAGAAGAGTTTATCACCGGCATATTGGAGTATAAGAGCGTGGAGGTAGATTTAGATGGCAGGTATAAAAACACGCAAAGGCACGCAGACTCATCATTCAAAGTTCTATGCGAAAGGTCAAGAGTGGAGACCTTGTAAGGTGATACAGAAGAAGAGATATGGCAATGGCACGAGAACATTTATGGGGGCACAATCAGTCCAGACAGGTGAGACATACAAGAACTCACACGGTAACACCGCACCGTGGCATTCAATACCTTTCACACCTGTAAAACCTGAAGGTTTAGATTAATGGGCATCGCAAAGATTTACAGAACACCAGTTGAGTCAGCCAGACACGAGCAACTAAAAGTCCAATGTATGGAATACTTTTCAGCAATGGAGAAACTTATGGAGAGACCCAGCAGACGTTATGCTGAGAAGGCTCGTAAGGCATTGATCAACATTAAGAAGACAGCACACTATCGTGGAATGGAATTGTTGGAGTTGTATGCTCCATCAAAAAACGAAGGAAAACAACCTATCAATGGCAGGCCTTAACACAACAACAGGCAAGGCCGTTATGGGTTCAACAATGAGGAGGGCAGTTATGCCAGGAAAGAAAAGCGGAAGAAGGATGCCAAAATCATCTGGAAGAAGATCTCCTATGGGTGCGAAGAAAAAAAAGAAAAGTGGTCGTAGGAAGTAAAGATATTGAGAAATGGATCGGACAGGTTGTTGCTAAAACTCATAAAGCGAGTGGAAAAGCAATCTGTCCGTATGCAAAAAAAACTTTACAAGATAGAAAAGTCCAGATCACAATGGCGAAGAAGAATGTGTTGGCTCAGATTGATCATTGTTGCTCTTTGTTTAGTATCTTTCATCTGGATATTGTGGTCCTATATTTTCCTTACAAGATAAACGAGAAAAAATTATCATCAGTCTGCAAAAAGGGTTTTGAAAACAATCCTGATTATGCTATGCTGTATGATCATCCTGACAACAAAGGCAAACACAAAGGAGTCAGTTTCAGTTATGGTAAAGCACCGTTGCTGATGATCCAGAACTTGAACAAATTAAAAAATGCACAACAACAACTTAGAAAATCTAATTATTATGATGCTTGGGGCCTTGACCCTAATGATAGTATGTTTTATTAGTGCGGTATAAATAACATTATTCAACGTTATCCAGCGTTGCAAACAAATGGAGGAACACAACAATGAGTGAAACAAATAAAACATTGGAAGTCAATACTGAACAGACTACTGCACCAGTTCAAGAAGACTCAAAAAATAATCCAACGCAGGGAACTGATAATCAACCAGTATATACCAAAGAGCAGTTTGACAACGCAATGAAGAGTGCCAGAAAGCACGGTGAAGAGCGTGTAGCCAAACAATACGATGGTGTTGATGTTAATCACTACCGTTCTTTGATGCAACAAGAAGAAGACAGAAAACTTGAAGAGCAGAAAAGAAAGGGAGAGTTTGAAGAGATATTGAAGACACAGGCTGAAAAGTCAAGTGAAAAAATATCGGCTTTGACTGACGAATTGACGAAGATCAAAGTGGATGGTGCTTTACTAAATGCGGCAAGCAAATACAAAGCAGTTAATCCAGAACAAGTTGTAAGACTTGTTAGAGATCAAGTTAAGATGTCAGAGACTGGTCAAGTAGAAATTGTAGATCCAAGAACAGGAAACACAAGATATACTGAAGCAGGAACTCCGTTGGATACCGAGAACGCAGTTAAGATGTGGTTACAAGATAATCCACATTTTGTTCAGGCGGGACCAGCCGGTTCAGGAAGCCAATCAAATCAATCTCCCGAGGGTGTGAAAACAGATGTTGATATAAACAAGTTGGATCTTAATGATCCTAAACAACGTGAGTTATACTCCCAAATGCGGAAAAAGATTTATCCTAACGTATTATAGGCATTATAACTCCTAACAACAAAGGAGATTAGCACAATGGCTAATACTAACATAAGCGACAGTCAATTATTGACTAATATGTTGCAAGAGGCTGTATTCACACAATCTGAAAAAATGATTGCGGATAAAGTTTTCACAACATACGATATGACAGGGACTCCAGGCTTAACAGCACAGATTCCTGTATATCCAGAAATAGCGGCTCAAGAACAAAACCAAACAACTGAAGTTTCAGACACTAACTTCACAGTTGCACAGGTTGATGTTACAGCGGCTGAAGTTCAAGCAAGAATCGACGTATCTGATTTACTTGCGGAATCTACAATTAGAAATATGGGTTCTGATGTAGGTCAAATGATCGGAAGTGCAATAGGTGAGAAAGTTGATTCAAATGCTTTTTCATTATTCACAGAAGCAAATATATCAAATGATGTAGGTGACAATGGAACTACAATTACTCCAGCACTTATTCTTCAAGCGGTGTATAAATTAAGAGAACAAAACGCACCAACTGATGGTGAAGGTGACTACCACGCAGTGATCCACCCGGGTCAAGCGTATGGTGTTGCGTCTGCTTTAGCAGGTGCAGGTTACGGCACATCAGCGAACGCAATATCTAATGTAGGTAACACTTTATTAAGTTCATCTGCATTCGTTGGAAAATTATTCAACGTGAAGATCTTTTCTTCAACAGGTATCGCGGCTGACTCAGTATCTACTGATGCACAAGGTTGCGTATTTTCTCCACAAGCATTTGCACACGTGATCAAAAGACCACTAAGAATTGAATCACAAAGAGATGCTTCAATGAGACATACAGAATACGTTGGTTCTACAGCAGTTAAGACGCAATTAGTTAAGGCGGCTTATGCAGTTAGAGTTAAAGGTTCTAAAGCAATAGCATAAGGGTAATACCTTTGCTCATTAGGGTGGGCCTAATATGGATTGTATAGGCCCATCCTTTTTTTACGACCCGATAAATAACATTGTAGTTTGGTAGGACCAAACACATAACATAATTTTAAGGAAGGACCTTATGAGCACTTTCGCTAACGACACAAACATCTTAGAATACGAACCAGACATCCAAAAATACGGTATCGCAGAATTTGATTCACTCCACGAAAAGTCATATGATGACATCATCAGATTACTAAACATCAAATGGTGGCCAAAGGCTGACTATGGTAGATATGATATCACGATAGTTGGAACAAGCAGTGAAAAATTAAGTCCGTCAAGACTTAAAGCGGCACAATTTACAAGAGCGGCTGTCTATCACGTTTTAGGATATTACATTTACCCACGTCTATCCACGTTTGATCCAGACGGTGACCTTTTCAGAGAAAAATTGACCTATTACAAAAGAGCATTTGAAGAAGAATTTGATTTAATTTTAAGAGAAGGTGTTGCCTATGATTCTGACAGCAGTGGAGATTATTCCGACGCAGAAGAAAGATCCTTCCATCATAACAGATTGGTAAGGTAATGTCCGCAAGAGAAAATATAGCAGTCAACATAGAAAAACAATTACAGAATATGACGGATCCTGCACCGGGGTCAGTGAGCAGGGTATTCTTTGATGTCCAAAAACTTGCAATAACACAGTTTCCCGCAATCCTGATAACATCAGGTGAAGAGTCAAGGGAAGATCTGGCAACGGATCTAAGGAGAGGTATCATTAGATACAACTTAAGGTGTTATGTGAGGAGCACAGAGATCGATACGTTAAGGAATGAAATAGTTGAACGTATCGAAGAGACCTTGGAACTGTCCAGAGACAGAGACATAACACTTGCTTCAACAAACATCCACAATGTCACAACAGCAGTAGCAGGTGTAGAAGTTATACAACGTGAGTTGCCATTAGGTGAAGTCGTTGTCAATGTTGATGTGACGTATCATTACAAAAAAGGAGTTTTATAATGTCTGTTAAGATGTATAAAGATGAGAATTCAAAACGTGTGCGTGGATTAAATGTTCAAGCACATTTGGATACAGGTTGGACCTTAGAACCTGTTAAACAAACCAAACTCAAACCGAGAAAGAGAATCCTACCCAAATTAAAACTTGAGATAGGTGAGGTTGAGGTTAAATCAAAAATTGATCTTTCGGGTCCAAAAGATCTAACAACAGAGGAGTAATACAATGGCAGTTAATACAGGTGTATATACTGGTGAGTCAGGTGTCATCAAATTCGTTGGTGACGACTCTACAGTGGCGGCTGTTGCTTCAATTAGATCTTTCACAATAGACAGAGAGGTCCAAAGTATAGAAACAACAGTTATGGGTGAATCGGCAAGAACTTATCAAGCAGGTTTGACACAATTTTCAGGATCTATAGATGCATATCTAAGAGATGAAGATGCTGGTCAATCAAACTTTATGAGTTATGTTGAAAATCCAGATTCAGTTGCAAAGATTGAACTGTTCCCGTCAGGTGAAACTACAGGTATCAAATTAACAGGTAACGTTATCGTTACTGGACACTCGGTAACGAGTAATTTTGACGGACCGGTAGAATTATCTTTGACAATACAAGGGTCAGGGGCATTAGTTCGAACAGCAGTATAATGTTTCGCGTAAGTTCAACCCCTTCAGCAAAACAAGTCGTTGACGTCATCAGACGTGAAGTCAAAAAGGAACTTCAAGTGGTGGGAGAAATCCTATTGCAAGAAGCCAAAAGGACAACACCGATAGCAAAGGTCAATGGCGGTAGAGCAAGGAGGGGTTGGATTAAAAGAACAACTGGAAACACGGTTACGGTTGCGAACCGTGTGCCTTACATTGAGAGACTGGAAAACAATTACAGTCAGCAAACAAGAGGCAAAGGCATAATGAGGCCGGCAATCAGGAATACAAACAAAAGGAGAGTAAGATGAGTAAGACATTAGAAAAAATTGCACAGCATTGGCAGAAAGCCATTGCGGGTGGATTAACAAAAGTTAGAGTTGATGAGTGGGATATGGACATTTATATCAAAAGTGCGTATCCATTCAAAGACGAAAGCCGCGTGATGAAGTTACAGTCACAAGGCGAACCTGTTGAGGCTTTGGTTGAAACCTTGATTGTTAAGGCATTAGATAAAGATGGTAAGAGAATCTTTAATGATGCTGACAAAGTTAATTTAATGAATGAAGCAGATCCTTCAGTCATTTTAAAGATTGTCACAGCGATCAATACTGCTAACATTCGTTTGGAGGGAAAAGAAGCAGTAAAGGAATCACAACCAACCCAGAGTTAGGGTTCCTAATAATGTTGGCTGATAGGCTAAAAATGCCTATCGCAAAAGTTATGGAACTATCTGTGTTGGAGTTAGACTTATGGTCTGCTTATATTAAAAAAGAGCAGGATGTGGCCAACAAACAGGTTAGACAAATGAAAACGAGGAGACGATAGTGGCAACACAACAACTTATCATTGACGTAGTTACAAAGAACACCCAACGACTTGACAAGATTGAAAGAGCGTTGAACAGGACAAATCGTAACTTGTCTAAGACTGGAAGTGTGGCCGCTACCGCAGGAAAATTCATTGCTGGTGCATTTGCAGTTCAGCAATTATTAAGATTTGCCGGTGTTGTAAAAAACATAACATCAGACTTTCAAACGTATCATAACCAATTAAGACTTATCACCAAAGATGAAGAAGATAGAAACAGAGTTTTCAATCACTTGGTGCAAATGGCCAAAGAGAACAGGACTGCTTTTGCTGATACTGTTGATCTTTATTCTAAGTTAAGAGTTACAACTGAACAACTTGGTGTATCTGAAGAGAGGGTAGCCAACGTAACAAGCAAACTATCAAAAGCACTTCAACTTGCTGGAGCAGATGGTAACACGGCTTCCGCTGTTATTAGGCAGTTTGGACAAGCGATGGCTTCTGGTGAGGTAAGAGGTGATGAATTTAGAAGTTTAGTTGAGGGACTTGGTCCAGCACTTTCTATTATGGCCAGGGAGACTGGTATCAGCGTTGGTCAACTTAGAAAAATGTCGCAGTCAGGCAAACTTAATGCGATGGTTATGTTTGAGATGTTGGAGAATTCCACAGCCATTGACACTGAATTTGCGAAAATGAATGCCACACTTGCACAATCAGAAATGGCATTTGGTGATGCATTTGGAAGAGCGATAAACAAAATTGCAGAGGCCACAGGTGTAACTGAAAAGTATCAAAACACATTAGTCAGTCTTACAAACATCTTAGATGGTATTGCGGCAGGCAGACCATTTGAAAACTT